AGAATATTTAAGTCCTAGTTTAGAACCATAAGAGTTGTCGGTATCTTCATTTGTAATACCAGATAGTTCTCCGTAGACACCAAGCTTCTGTGATACGTTAAATGTACCACCAACTTTACCAGAGAATACTGTGTCTGTACCATCTACATCAGCAACTGCTGTGAAAGCAGGACCGCCTTGAATGTAGTAGTCAAACTTACTGGCAGAACCTTCGTAACCTACGTGTAGGTCTACGGTTCTACCGTCATAATCAGAACCAGTGTAGCCGTTGTTGACTTCTGTGTTCAGATAAACCCCTGCAAATGCAGGAGTAGATAATAGTGAAGCTGCTGTTACAGCAAAGATTTTTTTCATTTAAAAAATTCCTGGAATGATTTGACCTGTGGTTGCATAAGCTCCTAATGCGGAGATGATACCAATCATGGCCCAACGGCCATTTTGTACTTCTGCGTTCTCGTTCATTGTATATTCAATAGGGGGTTGAAGAGCGATTACTTCTGTATCGTTCATTATTAAAAGTGTAAGTGAACCGAGGCGAGGATGAACTGTCAGGTCGCCACGTATTACTACGCATTTACACTATTGGTTTTTTTCTTAGCTTTTTTAGGGTATAGCTCAACCGCTTTTTTTAGTTTTTCTACGTCACCTGCTGCATCTTTCACAGCTTTATCAAAGGCTCCGTGACTTCTCTTCAGTGGATCATAGACCATTGGTTCTTTTCCTAATTGGTAAATAATTTATGTTTATTACAACCCTTGCTTTTGCATCAGTAGCTGTAACAGTACAATGTTTCTGGTGTGAGTTAAAGATAACCAACCGATTAGCTACACTATCTATATCTCCTATGTCTGGATTTTCAAACCGTGTCTTACCATTACAAGTATTCAAATAGTAAATAGCAGTAAGATTATTCTGGTCTGTATCACAATGGAAATCAGTTTGAATTGCTTCATGTGTCCGAGTACTTAGATTAACTTTAACTCTTAACAAGAAATCTATATTCAATTTCTTTAGTACTGGTTGTAGTGCACTAAGAGGTTTATCATCAATGGGAGTAGGAAACGGACAAGCCATCTGTACAAAGTGTACGAATTGAAAGTGATCTACTTTTTCATCTTCACCAACTACATGTTCATGATAGACCCAATTACAATTTAGAAAGTAATCATTTAACTCTTGCCATTCTTGGTAAGTTAATAAATCATCAATCAATTTAATCACATGTACCCCCGAAGATGTGGGTATTTTTCCCGTAATTTATTTACGATGTTTGCTATTTTTGGTATAGTCATAGCCTCATCTGGGTCTATGATACCATCTTTAGCAGTAAAATCACCTATGAAATCAGGGGCTTTAGGTAAAATTACTGGTGCATTTTGTACTTCTTGTAATCCTAGAGTCTTTACATTATGGTTAGCCCAGCCTAAATCTTTTATTTCTGGTATGTTATAATGCTTACACACCTTATCCATAGTACCACGTACATCATTAAAGAAATCGTTTGACTCTATAAATATAAGGTTTTTAGCAGTCTTCATTAACTCAATGGTTTTTAAAACATCTTCAGCCCAAAACTCAAGATCAGGTTTTAACATCATCTTCATCCACTCACCTATTTGACAAGGTAGTTGTCTATATAAATATATTTTTGGACCCTTAAGATGCGGGGCAAGATGTATATGATTAGAATTAAGTTCAACAAAACTACCAGCTAGTACATGCTCTAGAAATTCAGGCTCTATGTAAGTCTTAATTGTAG